CTGTCTCCGCGGAACTGCCTCAAATCCGGGTAAGCGCTGCCTGAGTCTGGTCATTAGCCGAACATCCCTGGAAACTCAACGCCGTCCATCTCCTCCACCAATCCTCTGAGGTTGTCCACCTCTGTCTGGATGTCCGTGACCTTGTCTGATTCCGGTAGCTCTGCCAGATAAGCCTCTATGCAGTCCAGTGCACCAGTCAGAGTGGATACTGCATTGCTCAGTCTGACAGACCTGGACGAAGACTGTCTGCGGCTTCTAGGAACCATCAGAATAGCTTTGTAGGTCAGAGCCTTGATGTCATCTGCCAGTTCGGCCTCTTCCATTACTGAGTCAAGGTCGTCGAAGGTGATACTGTCGACGTTGTCCAGCTGGTCCGCGGCTTCTGAGACGGCCTCATACTTCTGGGTGTTCTCCAGGCCGGTGCCATCCATATTGTCGCGCCATTCTGTCATCTCGTCGCGGAGAGATTCAATTTCACAGGTGTCAAGGCCTTCCTCGACTGTGAATTGTTCCTCTGTCTGCTTGTACTTTGCCATAGTTCCTCCTTCCAATTATATAGTGGTGAATACTTCCCAGAGGTTCGTTGCCAGAACTGCTACATAGAGCAGACTGCCTGCAACCATGCCGAGATTGGTTAGCCGGCGCATTCTGGGGACCTTACTGGTAAGCCAGCCTATAATAAGGATAGCGATGACTGCTGTGGCCAGCTTATACAGAACGAAGACCGGGCTTCCAGCCATAGGTGCCATGAGTGGGTTCTGCTCGGTGAATTGGCCGGTGTTGATTGCCCAGTAGGTGAGAGCGCCGTCCAGAGATAACAGGATTGCGAAAGTGGCTGCCAGTGCCTTGTTCATCTGTCCTCCTTCCTATCTGTATGCGTACTCTGACATTATATCACCTTAATAATTTGGATGTAAATGTGTTGGACAGACTTTATTCCCTATTTTAGTACCCTGTATTCCCAGTACTTTTGACCTACTTATCCCTCTGATTGCGCTGGGACTGGCAGAAAGGTTCACTATCAAGGGTTCCGAAGGCCCCAAAATGCTCACTTAGGCTCAAAAACGGGGGTGTCGCGGCCCTTTTTGCCATATTTTGAGCTTGGCGACACTTAGGCGACACTCGCGACACTATTCCTATCTGGCAAGCGTGTCGCCGAGCTTCGTCGCGTCGAGTGAGAGCACCAGACAGACGTGCGTCGCATGTATTATTTATAATACTGCGACACGCGACAGGCGCTAGGACGGCAGGCTCCGGACATCAATATATATAATGGAAGGCTCCTGTGAGTGGACTTTAACCCATTTACAGCTGGATAACTGGTCTTATATACTGTTATCAGATTCAAAACTTGGAGAAGCTGATGAGTAAAAAGAGTGAGAAAAACAAGAGTACGCGCACCGGCGACACTCGTTTGAGCGAGACCGAGAAAGGGAAGACCAACAATCCCAACGGTCGACCTCCTAAGGAACTCTGCTTCACTGACAAGCTACGCGCCGAGCTGACCAAGCGCAAGAGATTCAGGCGAGCGGACGGTTCGCTCATGGAAGCCTCAGAACTGGAACTCATAGCTATTAAGGTAGTACGTGAGCTGAGGCAAGGTCTGACCATTGACAACAAACTGCTGGCTATAGTCCTGGACCGCATCGAGGGCAAGCCTAAGGAATCCGTTGAGCTCGACGCGACAGTTCATGCCGCAGGAGAACTAGACCCGAAGGACGTCCTGCTCCAGAGACTCAACAAGATACTCAAGACCGCTGAAGAGGACCAGGGGGATGATGATGAGGACTGACACAGGACGCTCTACCCCCCAGGCCGTGTTTTATCAGAAGAGGGTCACCCTATCCTACCCCTCACCGCACATGGGGGCCCCAGAAAGCAGGAGGGATAACGAATGGCAGTAGCCATTGAGGAGCGACAGTCCTTCAAGGAGCTGGTAACTTCGCTTCCGCGAGCCAAGGCAGTGGAGCTGGTGACCAGTCTGTCGGACGAAGAGGCGCTTTCCTTATTATATGACTGGAGCCTCTGGCGCAGAGAGAATCAGACTGCACCCATTGACTGGTATATCTGGCTACTGCTGTCAGGCAGAGGTGGAGGCAAGACTCGTGTTGGTTCTGAGACAGTTATCCAGTGGGCGAAGGACGGATACAGTCCGATTGCACTGGTAGGACGGACCAAGGCAGACATTCGAGACATCATAGTGGAGACTGGTGACAGTTCCATCATGCAATGCAGTCCACCCTGGTTCATGCCGAAGTACGAGCCGACCAAGAGACATCTGGTATGGCCGAATGGCGTTCTGGCTATTACGTATTCCGGTGATGAGCCTGACCAGCTCAGGGGCCCACAGCACATGAAGGCTTGGGTAGACGAGCTAGCCAAATTTGAGAACCCGCAGGAGATGTGGGACAACCTGATGATGGGCCTCCGCATTGGAGACGCACCGCAGTGCATCGTTACCACCACTCCTAGAGCTATACCTATTATAAAGAAGCTGGAACGAGATAACGACGTAGTAGTTACCAGAACTCACACACTGGAGAACAAGGACAATCTGAATCCGCAGTTCTTGAAGTTCATCCTGGAACGGTATGAAGGAACGAGGCTGGGCCGTCAGGAGCTGGCAGGTGAGACCCTAGGTGACAATCCAGACGCCTTATGGAAACGAGAGGAACTGGAGCAGCACAGAGTCCACAAGCATCCACCCCTCTTTACTGTGGTCACCAGTATTGACCCAGCAGTCAGCAATACATCGGAATCCGCTGAGACTGGTATCATTACAGGTGGAATCGGCTACGTCAACAAACAGGTTCATGCCTTTATACTGTCAGACAGTTCACTCCGAGCCTCGCCTCAAGGCTGGGGTACAGCTGCTGTCTCGGACTACACTACATTCAAAGGCGACAGAATAGTCGCTGAGGTCAATAACGGTGGAGACATGGTGGAATCCAACATCACGACCATTGACCCCAACATTCTGGTCAAGAAGTTGCATGCCACCAGGGGTAAGTATTCCAGAGCCGAGCCTGTCTCTGCCTTATACGAGCAAGGCCGAGTACATCACGTTGGGTTCTTCCCCGAATTGGAAGACCAGCTCTGTGAATGGGTACCCGGCGAGAAGAGTCCTGACAGGCTGGACGCATTAGTCTGGCTGCTGACAGAACTGCTACTCGGCAGATATGTCAAGGGCTCCGGTGGGGTCCGCAGAGGCAAGAAGACATCGAGCTGGAGGAGCTAATGAGTAATAAGAGAGACAAGAGAAACCACTTCTTCGCCCGTAAGGCTCAGGCTGAGACTGCTACAGCTACGAAGGAACCTACGGAGAAGAAGAGCAACACCAGATACCAGAAAGCACAGACCAATAGCAACGGCAAGTCTGGTATCGGCGTTAGAGGTCTGAAGCATCGCACTGGTATTGTATATGAGAACTGGCAGAAGGAGTTCAAGACTTGGAGCCGGGCAGTCAAGCAATACCTGGAGATGCGAGACTATTATATCGTCGCCACTATGCTGGATGCAGTCAAGCTGCCTCTGCTCAAGGCTCCGTTTGTCACTGAGCCAGCTGAGGCACAGACGCCTGGAGACATAGCAGCTGCACAGTGGCTGCACCAGAACATGACACACATGCACAGACAGACCTGGAACTCACACGCTGAGGATATGCTGTCATCCATCGACTTCGGTTGGGCCAACGCAGAGATTGTACTGGAGAAGAGGAACGACGGTAGATTCTGGCTAAGGAACGTAGACCCACGGGGCCAGGAGACACTGGAACGGTGGACCTTCGACAGTGACAGGAAGGATGAGGTCATCGAGATGATACAGCGAGACCCCAATACCAATGACCTGATACCCATACCTCTGTCTAAATGCGTACACGCTACATTCCGAGGTAGGAAGGGCAATCCTGAGGGTCACTCGATTCTGCTGTCTCTGCATTGGCCCTACAGAATGCTTCGAGACTTCGAGGTCTTCGAGGCCATAGGTGTCGAGAGAGATGTTGGTGGTATGCCAGTGGCAGAACTGCCTGAGGGCAATATCACTGAGCAGGATGAGGACGACCTGGAGGAAGCCCTGAAGGGCATGAGACGAGATGAGAATGAATACCTCATCACTCCTCCTGGTGTGAAGATAAACCCATACGGCTCCAGTTCGAAGATGTATGACATCGGCTCAGTTATTGAGCGCAAGAAGAAGGAAATCCTGATGAGGATGTTCGCCCAGTTTCTTATGCTGGGGATGGAACAGGTAGGGACACAGGCTCTGGTAAGGGGCTCACAAGACTTCTTCAATCTAGCTATAGGTGCAATACAGGAGTCGGTTGTGGAAGCTTGGAACCAGCAGCTTGTCCCCTATCTGTTCTCATTCAACTACTTCCCGGGTATGACAGACCTGCCGAAGATAGTCTGGATGCCTCCCGGCAAGGTTGACATAGGTTCTCTGATAGCAACGTTGAATCAAGCCTCAGGCGCGAAGATATTTACACCTACTGATGTGGATGAGGACCACCTGAGAGAACTGATTGATTGGCCCGACCTTCCAGATGAAGAACGGGGGATGCCTAGAGACGCAGAGATGCCAGCGACTCCAGGGATATTTGACGTAAAAGGAATAGGAAGCAATGCACCAGTTCACAAATAAGCTACCAGGTGGAATGAAGCAACGTCTGTCACCAGGTAACTGGGAGCAGGCGACTAACAGGCAGCAGAGAAGGCTGACTAAGGTCTTCGACGAGTGGAGTGCTAAGACCAGACGAAGGCTGGTTGAACTCGCAAGGTCTGGTCACACTGTGGAAGAACAGCAGTCTGTATTCGAACGTGCTCTAAGAGAGCTAGAGATAAAACTGAAGGAGGTGTATGACCGAGGAATAGATATAGCCAAGAATCTGTCCGGAGGTAGCAGGTCGGACACTCCAGCGGTTAAGAGACTAGCTGAGGAGCGTAAGGCTGAGGGCAATAACATGATTGCTGCTGCACTCATTCCAGCCATTGGTGCTAAACTGACTGCTGACATAGCTAGAGGAACGGCGACCAATGCTGCAGCACTCAGAACTGCCTTCAATACTGCTCGTGCTATGCCACCTCAGTATGC